CCTCTTCTGCCACGTCCACCAAAACGTCTAAAACTTTTAAATCGTTTTCCATTGCCACCATTAGCAAATCTTTTAGCTAATTTCTTTTCCACTTTCTTTTCTATTTTCTTAATACTTTTCTTTCCTTTAACCATTTTTATGCCGTTGCTAGCTATTACCGCTGACGGTTTACGACCATATACATAATAGTCATGGCTAAAAATGTCCTCTCCTTCTTTATAAGCTTTAATATCATCATCAGAAAGAGAAAGGGCAACAAAGGGAGAAAGAATTGCATCCATGCCACTGGTGACCCAATTTTGCACACTCTCAGATGGACGATCAAGTCCAAAAAGCGACAATCCTCCATGCACACGTGGAGGATGTGGCCGTAACTTATTATTTTGTTTTTCTAAACTAGCATAAGCTATACTTATTTTATCTAAATATCCACTCATCTATTTATTGGGCTAGCTATTTAATTAAAACCCAACAAGTCTAAAGCTCGTTGAACTTCACTTTCAAAAACGAGACCTTCTTTAGTACCTAAATACAATTCAGCTATCTCTATATCTGTTTTATAAACGGTTAAAACTTGATTATAAGTTAAAAAATCAAATTCTTCACTCTCATCAAGAATAGATTCCAATTCATGCTTAAATTCATCCTGAATCCATTGAATATATTCAGACAGAATATTTCGACACTCTTCATTAAAAAAAGATTCAATTCTCAAAGCACAAGCACGTAGTAAAGACCAACGTGCATTATTAAATTTTAAATCAAATGACATAGAAGCCATAACTTTATCAGTTTCAGGATAGGGAACATAATATTTTTTACCATTCACAGAATGCTTAATAACACGCGTTCGAGAAGACATAAATTCAACATCTAAAACATCTCTTGCTTTATAGTCATCAGTCTTAGTAATAACACCAAGGTTTGACCACAAAGCACAAACGCGTTGAGCATTAAAAAATTAAACCATTTTTTCAGAAACGGTCCAAGTATTATCATCACCACATAAAGCGGCTTCAACATTAGCATGAAAGCATTCATAAGTATGAAATTCTTCAGGTGTTAATATTTGCCAAGCATAAGCTAAGAGCATGTATAAAACAAGAACATTATCAGTAATTGTATTAAAAGAACCTGAAGGATTACCTAAAAATTTACGAATTACGTCACCAAAAGGTAACACCATATAAGAATGAATAATCTCAATATATAGATTATGAATTTTTATCAATTGAGATTTAGTGGGATTAACAAGAAACCAACCACGAATTTTTTCACAAGATTGCAAAAAACGTTCAAGTAAAGAACAATCATAATCAGTTTCATCAAGTGCAAAAGCATTGGGATGTTTTAACAAACGTTTAATATAACAATCCCAACCTCTCCGAAACTTAGTTGCACCCACAAAAGACCAATTTCTTTGTAAGGCAGCACTTTGATATAATTTTTCATTCATATCCCAAAACATTGTCATACTCGCATAAAGAAAATCAATAGCAGAACCAACAAATGTTCTCAAGCGATTAACAATTAATTTTTTATTCGCACGAATTTCTTCTTTTTCATGAACCGCCCAAAAAGCAGGTTCTTCTGAAACTCTAACCATTTCATTATAATTATAAATACATTCTACCATATCTCTATCCTCTAATAATTTTCGTTTATTACGAACACCCGGTAAAAGATTAAAAGGATAACCAGCAGAAGTAGATAAATCCATTAATTTAAAAACATCATCATTTTGTTCCAATTCATAGGAATTTCCAGCGGCAGCAAAATGCTTAGCACACCAGATCTCCGCAACGGACCAAAATTTTTCATCAACTTGGTAATTATTTTTATTATATTTAACTATTGAAGGCAGACAAGCCTCACGATTTGGTACAGCTAAATCAAACTTATCCCACTTCTCACGTGGCAATAAAGAGTAACGTTCACAAACAAACTTCTGGAAAAAAGAATCATCCTTATTCTGTGGTTTAAAAGGAACATACCGAAAAACTGAACCAACATGTTTCAAATGAAACAGATCTTCATAAGCTTTATAGTCTGCACTAATAAAATTACCAGGTTTTATCAACTTTTGAAGTTGTGGAGGAAATCGACTTATTGCGACTCTCCAATCTTTTCTGCTGGTTTCTGGGAGTTTAAAGGAAACTTTACAAATAAATTCGTTCCCCCACTAAATTGATTACTATGTATTCCAACTACACTATCTTTATATAAAATAGGAAAACCACAGTCACCAGGTATTGTACTCGAATTATAAATATAAACTCCTTTAGTTTTTAATTTACTAACATTTCCCGGACTAATCCAATGTCCAGTAGGAGCAATCTCAGAACCAATACCAAAAGTTTGCACACCCGTGGTAGCATCCTGAATTTTAGAATAATCTTTTGCAGGTAATGAGGTTAAACGTGATAATTCATGATCACGACTAAAAGAAATAATGTTTCCATACTCCTCACTTTCGTCTTTCCATTCAATTTTCATACCTTTTTGACGCTCTTTAGTTAACGCCCATTCATAAACTTTATTATCAAATTTATAAACAAATTCAATATTATCCATTCGTTCAGTAATATTATGATCAATAGTATAAAGTCTGTTATGACAAACAAAACCTCCAACTATCCATGTCATCGTATCTTTCGTACGAAAATAACCTAATGAATTATGAATCACAGATTGAACATTATACAACTTATTGTTTATTGTAGCACCTTCTTTTCGTGCTTTTAACAATTCCATTGTTACATTATTCATTTTCTTTGCGCCATGATTATAAGGGCAAAACTGTATTCTACAATTTTCCTTAACATAACAATCTTGCTTTCCTATATCAATAACTTCTTGATTTGTAATCTGGTGCTTTCTTTCACATTTCTTTTCATCACACATATTAAAAATTTTTGCGTAACAAATTTGCCAACTCGGATCATACTTTTTACCCTCCTTTTTCTTTGGCTTTTCAAATGTAACACGTTGCTGTTGCATCTTTTGTGACATCTTAAAATCAGGATTATTTCTCTCATTTCTCTCATCTTTTTTAAGAGTTTTTGAAACCCACTTATCACGTTTTTTATTATGAGCAATACGATAAGAAACACCATTTTTCTTAACAGTAATTTCCTCTCGACTAGTCAGAGCATCTCTTAATAACTGACCTAATTCTGACATCGATTTATCAGCCCAACGAACAGGAC